GCTGTTCAATGTTAAGTATGTTAAGTTAGCTAATGACAAGCGGTCGGCTTTAGCATTAGATCAAAGTGAGAGACAAACAAAGTATGGAGGTTCTACTGATGTACACAGGGGAATGAATAGTTCTACAAACCCTGTTGATAATATCAAGATGTACGTCAACCTAATCCCAAAGGAATGGAAATTAGGTACTGGTGAATATCCTGAGAAATGGCTCTTTCAACTCTCATCTGATGACGTCATTACTATGTGTGAAAAAGCTGATCACAATCACGGGATGTATCCTGTAGCTGTAGCCTCCCCTGAGTTTGATGGCTATTCAATAACACCTATCGGAAGAATGGAGATACTATATGGATTGCAGCATACACTTGACTTCCTCTTCAACAGTCATGTAGAAAATGTTCGCAAGGCTATCAACGATATGCTAATTGTTGATCCTTACTTAGTCAATATTAAAGATCTCGAAGATCCAAAGCCAGGTAAACTCATTCGCTTACGTCGTCCTGCATGGGGACGTGGAGTTGACAAGGTAGTTCAACAGCTTCAAGTTAATGACATTACTCGTGCAAACATAGGTGACTCAGCTTATATTACCTCCTGGATGGATCGTATCTCCGGAGCAGATCAATCAATGCAAGGTGCTCAGCGACAGGGTGGTCCTGAGAGATTAACAAAAGGCGAATTCCAAGGTACTCGTGGAAGTGCTTTCTCACGACTACAACGACTGGCGATGATAATAGGTATGCAGTATATGCAGGATATAGGTACAATGTTTGCTGTTCATACACAACAGTATATGACCAAAGAGTCAATCGTCAAGATAACCGGACGCTATGAACAGCAACTAATGGGACAGTTTGGTAAGCAACGTGTTAAAGTCTCACCACAAGATATTGCTATAAACTATGACTTAATCGTAAGAGATGGTTCAATTCCTGGAGGTAACTTCTCTGAGGCATGGATACAGATGTTTAAAACAATAGGTGAAACTCCTGAGTTAATGCAGTCATTTGATATAACTAGGATCTTCATGTATATAGCAACGCAACTTGGTGCAAAGAATGTTGAAGACTTTAAACGAAATGTGAGCCAAATCCAGCCAACCGTCATGCCTGATGAGCAAGTATCACAACAAGTACAGGCAGGAAACCTTGTACCTATAGGAGCATAAAATGGAAGATGAAATAAGAATAACTTCAACCAAAGACCAGATAGCTGAATTTAAAGAGTCATTTCTTTGGGCGGATATAAAGCGTGAACTTAATATGTGGAAGGTTGGTTTCGAAGGAGAATACTCCTCTATCGTTGACGAAGCTGCTGCAACAAACCCTTCTACTGCTTCAGTCTTATTACACATGGGAGATATTAATGGTAGAGCGAAGGCAGTCGACTATATGCTAAGCATACCAGATATCTTCTTACAAATATTGGAGGGTTATAAAGATGACTCTAAACGTAAATGAACCTGCAGACTCAAGAATGGTTAGTGAACTGCCTGGATATATCAGAGCAAATCGTACAGCTATAAATTCAATCTCAGTCGGAAGCGGTGGGATTGAGAGTAATGAGGTAGAGATTGCAGCAGCTGCAGTTTCACTAACAATAGGAACTGAACTCAGTGATGCTGGTGTTGAATCAGTGGTTCTCTCAGGCGCTGGTGCTGCAGTTATTGCAACTATCCTTGGTGGCGTTGAGGGGCAGATAAAGGTATTTGTTTTCCAAGATGCCAACATTAGCTTTACTGATGGAACTAAGGATAGTGGTAAGCTTTACTTAAACCACTTACCAGCCTTATCAGACTTTGATGGGCAGCAGGATGATGTCCTAGCAATAATGAATGTAGGTGGGGATGGGACTGTTGGCACTCCAGGTTATTGGGTAGAGCTTTGGAGAACAGTCAGTGTCAAATAAGATCGTTTAATTTATGAACAAACTAATGGGGGGTTAGCTAATGGGAATCACAGAAGAGATAGAAGAAATGGAAGACTTGTTAACGGCGCAGGATGATGGTGTAGTTGAAGAACCAGAGGTTCCACCTGAGGAAACTCCAGTCGAAGAACCACCGGCTGAAGAGCCTCCAGTTGAAGAACCTGTTCCACCAGAAGAGCCTCCAGCAGAGGAACCACCTGAAGAGGAACCTCCAGTTGAAACACCTCCTGCAGAACCATCTGAGATTGATCAACTGAAAGATGAAATCAGGGAACTTAAAGCTTTAATTAAACCCAAGGAAGAACCACCTGTGGAGGAACCACCTGTTGCTGAAGAACCTACTCCAATAGATGAGCAAAACTTCCTTGGTGACTTAGACCTTGATGAACTGACTAGAGACGCAGATCAATTTAATAAACTTTTAAACAAGGTATTTGTGAAAGGAGTTGAAACAGCTAGAGCAGAAGTTAGATCTGGTAGTGAAGGACTTCTTCGTTCTATTCCTGACATAGTTAAGAACAACATTAAGATCGCCACAGCTATGAAGAAAGCTAGTGATGAGTTCTACTCTGCCAATTCAGACCTTAAACCATTTAAGAAGGTTGTAGCTACTGTGTTTGAAGAACTTGCTTCTGAGAATCCAGACAAAAGTTATAATGACCTTCTGCAAGATGTAGAAACTGAAACCCGCAAGCGGTTGGATCTTCACAAAAAAGCCGCTAGCACAATCAAGGACGGCAAGCCACCTCGTCCACCTAGCGCTAAGCCTGGAAAGCGTGGCTCTGTAACTAAACCAGATACAAATCCATTACTTGATGAACTATCAGAAATGGATAAATCTCTAGAAACCTAAAGGAGGAATCAATTATGTCTCTTGAAAATAAAGGTGCGCAACACCAAATGGCAGTAGTGGATAAGTACCATAATCCGGCTGCTGATTATCAAATGACTTCGCGTGACTATGTACTGCGCCCTACTGTGGCTGCAGCGGCTATAACCATTACACTACCACCTGTGTCTGAAGCAAAGGGTAGATTTTACTCAATTAGGGCTAGAGGAAATGCTAGTGCTCTTCTCCCTATAACCGTCCAAGATAAAGACGACTCTGAAGGATGGGAAGGTGACTTTGAGTTGGATGCTGCAGAGGAAGGTTGTCTTCTTTACTCAGACGGAATTTCTTGGATGCTTCGAACATTTCCTAATATCACAGTATTAGACATCAACAAACTGGGTGGTCAGATCTACTCTAATCCATATGATTCAGATTATACCATCTTGAAGATTCACAACCATGATACTACGGCGGAGATCGGTGGCATTGAGACCAAAGGTGATCTTGTCAATATTTCTGGTTCAGTAGTGGGTGAGCAGGCTTCATGGACATACGAACCAGTTGGAGGTTCTGGAGCACCTTCTGGTGTTTCAGCTAAGTCAAGTGTCTTGGCTGTGTCTCCAGGTTTTACAGTAACTGCTGGAAATATCTATGCAACAGTTGGTGAGGTACAGTTGTATGGAACGCTCAATGGAGCAGCTGTAAATGTAGCAGGTGTTATTGGAGTTGTAGGTGGCAATGGTGCTAATACTCTGGTACTGCATATGGCTGGTATTCAGTCAGCGATGTCTATAGGATTAGTTAATCCTACTACTGGAACCTTGTCATACTACCTTGCAAATTCACTGTCTACGGTTGTTGTAGATAATTTGATCTGCTCGCTCCAGTCTCAGTATGTAACGAACTTTGCTTCGTTTGATGGAGCTGCTGTGGATAAGCAAGTGGAGGTAAATGTTAATGCAATAACTCTTACACAAACAGCTTATCACATTAGAGTTCTTATTGAAGGAACTCCATACTACATTCCTTGTTTTGATGCAAAGACTTGGAATTAGGAGATTATCATGTCTAGTGAAATTATTTTAACAGAGATTTATCCATCTGGAACTATTAAAAGAACTGGGTCTGAAGACTACACTCTTGCAGAACATGACAAAATCCAGCTTCGCATAAAAGTTCAAAATGGAGACTGGGTTAACTATTTTGATCAGTCAGTCCCAGGTGGAAAACAGTGGAATCTTTCTGCTGGAATCTTTATAAGAGAAACTGATGCTTAATTAACTGTTAACCCTTGGGAGGTTACGAAATGAAACTATCTGTAATAGAGAGAGTAATGCTTGGTGGAATGTTGGCTAGTTATCAAGGAACTTTTATCAACCTAAAACTCGTCAGAGAAGGACGTGAAGCATTGTCTTTCAATGAAGAGGAAATTGCCGACCTGAAATTTGTTCAAGTTGGAGATAAAGTAACTTGGAGTCCAGAGGCTGTACCAAAATATCAGGATGTTGATATTATCCTTGGTATTGGTATTATTAAGATCATTAAGGATTTGCTTCAAGCACTTAATGATGCAAATCCACCTAAGCTTACTGAACAGCATTTTTCTCTCTATGAAAAATTTGTAGAGCCTAACTTAGAAGTTGTTCAATAGGAGACAGTCATGGCACTTGAAGATAGAGGAGCTCAGCACGATAAAGAGGTAGTTGACAAATACCATAATCCTGAAGCTAACTACCAAATGACAACTAGAGACTACGTGGTGCGTCCAAGTGCGAATGCACTTACTGGACCTATCACTATTACCTTGCCTCCAGTATCAGCAGCTAAAGGAAGGTTCTATAGTATCCTAATTCGTGAAGCAGACTGGATTAACTCTGTAACTATTACCGACAAAGATGATTCTGAATGCTGGACGGATGACGTGATCTACTATGAAGCTTGTGTACCTTCGTTATGGTATAGTGATGGACTCTTCTGGCATATGGTAGGTGCTTTTAGATTCACTTGGGATGATCTGTTTCCTAAAGGACAATTTTAACTTTAACTTAAATAGATTGCTAAACAATCTATAGAACGGAGGAACTAATGGGATTCCGTAATAATCTTCTACAACGTGGTATAATGTCTAGTGACACTGAGGTAATTGTAAGGGCTGGACTGTTTGGTAAAAAGCAGCTTGCCCCAGTAGCAATGA